AGCTTAGGCAATATAAAAGCATTATTAGAAAATAATGAAATTAGAATTGCTTATACTAATGCTACTGAAAATTTAAGTGTTTCAGGTGAAGTGAAAAAAGCTAGTTAAGTCTGAGCAATAAATAAAGGAATACTCAAAGCCCCCTAGTTAATAGCTAGGGGGTTTTTTTTTGGCTACACTAAAAAATAATTAAGTGATTTACAGGGGGGGGTGTAGATACAAAAATTCACACCCCCTAAGTTCCCCCAAGTGGTAACCAAAATAAACCTAAGCTAACTCTAAGGAATACCCCAGCTATAAGCTAGGGAAATTTTTTAATTTGATAAAAAAAAAACCTTGCAAACCCCAAGGGGTAGGCGAGGGTACACCCCCGTATAGGGGGATAGATATACCCAGTCACCAGAAAATCTCCAAAGTCCTTGTTAACCAACTCTGGGCTATATTTGTGGGTGTTATATTCCGACAATATCCCTAGGAATACCCTAGGGGGTACCATACAAATAGGTCCAGTATAGACGTAAGGGACCCTGGGGGTACCTAATAACATTATACACCCCATGACTAATTTTGTCAACAACAAAATATGCTAACTTTGTCACACCTAAAAATAATACTTGACAAAATTACATACAAGCACTATAATGGTAAGTATATGTATTATTTAACGGACACACAAACACACTCAAATCACATACAAAAAAGGTCATCACGAATAATACATATAAAATGATAGAATTAAACAAAGAACTAGTAAAAGATCTTCCATTTGAGGAGATAATGGAGTTAATTAATGCAAGACATGGATTCTACTATAACAAAAGCTCAAAAAAGAAACTTGACAGATATGCAGGAAAAGTTTCTAGACGTATTGTTCGCAGAAGCGAAGGGAAATCCAAGAGAAGCAGCACGCTTGGCTGGCTATTCGGAAAATAGCTATAGCAAAGTTATAAGAAATTTGAAAAAAGAGATTACAGAACTAGCGGAGAACCATTTATCAACGCACTCTGCTCAAGCGGCTAATAGGTTAATCGCCTTACTAGATGAAGACGGCACTACTCCACAGGCAAGTATTCGTCTAGCAGCCGCCAATTCAATTTTAGACAGAGTAGGTATTGTTAAGAAGGATCAATTAGATATTAACATGAAAGCTCTGCACGGTATATTTATATTACCAGCAAAAGATAACCCTAAAAAAGATGAAGATAGACAAAAGTAAATTAACATATTCTAATGAGCATCCTAAAGGTAGAAAACCTACTGAGGATAGTGTAAAAAATGGTTTATCAAAAAATCAAGAAAAAAAATTATTAGCTTATAAAGGTAATGGTGCAGTAGGAAAACAATTTATGGAATTCTATAATTACTATAGAAAACTTTTTGCAACTCCAGAAGGAGCATTTGAATTTTCAGAAGAACAATTACGAAAAACATTAGGTCCTGGTAATCAATAAATTAAAGTGGAACCTATTAAAATAAAAAAGAGAGCTAGGACTATACCATTTGGTTTTAAACAATCAAATGATCCTAATTATCTTGAACCCATTAAAGAAGAATTACAAGCTCTTAATCAAGCAAAAGATTATTTAAAAAATTGTTCATTAAGAGAAACAGCATCTTGGCTAAGTAGAAAAACAGGAAGATACATATCACATGTCGGACTTAAAAAACGAATTGAAAGAAGTGGCACCTCCGAAGCCCAAGAAGATAATTCAAAAGAAAGCCAAGAAGTCAACACAACAGATTCTAGCTCGCAGTCGTAAGAAAGTTGCAAAGGCAGAGCAATCATTGAGATCTGCCAAACGGTCAGCAGAAAATATTAAAACAAAACTGTTAACTATAGATAAATCTTTACAGGGTAAAGAGACTCAACTCATTACGAAAGATCAAATCGAGAGTGCTCCTAAGACAGTACAAGAGCACATAAATCAGCAAGAGGTTATCTTTAAACCTAACTCAGGTCCACAGACACAATTTCTTGCAGCTTCTGAAAGAGAAGTTTTTTATGGTGGAGCAAGAGGTGGTGGTAAATCCTATGCGATGCTAGTAGACCCACTTCGATACTGTTCCAAAGCTCATCATCGAGCACTCCTAATAAGACGAACAATGCCAGAGTTAAGAGACTTAATTCAAAAGTCTCAGTTATTATACTCGAAAGCATACCCAGGAGCAAAATGGAGAGAGCAAGAAAAAGAGTGGCGATTCCCATCGGGAGCAAAGATAGAGTTCGGTTACGCAGAAAACATGACAGACGTTTTACGTTACCAAGGTCAATCTTACACATGGATAGGAATAGACGAACTTCCACAATATCATTCGCCAGATATATATAATTTTTTAAGGTCATCACTTAGAAGTGTAGATCCTGATATTCCTGTGTTTATGAGATCCACAGGTAATCCAGGTAACGTTGGTTCACAATGGGTACGAGAAATGTTTGTAGAACCAGGAGAACCTAACACAGCTTTTGATGTAGGAATAGATACACCTAATGGTAAAAAATACATTAGTCGTAGATTTATTCCAGCTAAGTTACAAGACAATCCCTATCTAATGCAAACTGATGATTATTATATCATGCTTGCATCATTACCCGAAGTACAAAGAAAACAATTTTTAGACGGAGATTGGGACGCATATGAAGATTCAGCATTTCCAGAATTTAACAAGACAACTCACGTGGTCGAACCTTTTGAAATACCTAGGGGTTGGTATAAATTTCGTGCTGCTGATTGGGGTTATTCTTCTCCTGCTTGTGTGCTTTGGTTTGCTGTGGATTATGATAACAATCTCTGGATCTATAGAGAATTGTATACCAAGAAAGTTACAGCAGATAATTTCGCACGACAAGTACTTACTTTAGAGAATGGAGAATATATACACTACGGTGTATTAGATGCTAGTACATGGGCTAGAAGAGGTGATGTTGGTCCAAGTATTGCAGAGACTATGATACAGAATGGTTGTAGATGGAGACCATCAGATAGATCACCCAAAAGCAGAATTAATGGTAAGTTAGAAGTTCACAAAAGATTAACCGTGAAAGATAATCAACCAGGTATAAGAATTTTTAAGACATGTAGAAATCTAGTTAGAACTTTAGGAATGTTACCTACTGATGATAAGAATCCTGAAGATGTAGATACTCATGCAGAAGACCATGCCTATGATGCATTAAGATATGGATGTATGAGCAGACCTACACATCCTAAATATGCACAACGATTTAGACTTTCAACAGTTCAAGATACACATCATATGGCAGATAATAAATTTGGATATTAATGTTGTTAAAAAGAAAAATACCAGAAGTAAATAAAAAAAATTTTCCTTATGATTTAGTAATTGCATACTGGGAAGATATTGTTGGATCATGTGAATGGTCTGATATACCTGATATAAAAAAATCTAAGACAGCTATATGTTGTAGTTTTGGTTGGTTAGTAGAACAAAATGAAAAAACTACAGTTATTATGGCAGATTTTATATTTGAAGATAATGGGTCTATAAAACAAGGTGGCGGAAATACAGTAATACCTACTAAGAATATAATTAAAATTAAAAAAGTAAAAAGATAATAGGAGACAATATGGAAAGTAAATTCGATCCAAAAGCTAAAGTTAAACAAGGTCAGTTAAGTGATAGTCCTGAAGGCAAACAGCCTAACAGGGAACACACTAATATTGATTTTTCTCAACACACACATAGAAAACAGGAACCATTTGCATATGATGTAGATGTACCTAGCAACCTGGTGCTGAGCATGTACAACAGTCTTTGTTTAATATGGCTGATGAAAAAGATTATTAATAATAAATAGGAGAAAAGAACATGATGGAAAGATACAAACAGGGAGAACTTGCACCTGATACGCCTAAAGCTCCAAAAGAGCCTATGGCAATAGACCCTAATTCAAAAGTGAATCAAGGAGCTATGTCTGGTGATGGTAATGATGCTAAAGGTAAATCAAAATCAAAAGTAGATCCAGCAATCTTTAGAATGGCTGAAGAAAGAGATTACTAATTTAAATGGAAGAAGATAAAACTAAAAATGGCGGTTACGAAGCCGAAGGTAATCCTTTAGTTGGTTTCATAAGAAGTAGATTTCAACAAGCTGAAACATCTAAAATCTATGATGAGAAAAGATGGTTAAAGGCTTATAGAAATTATAGAGGATTATACGGACCTGAAATGGCATTTCGTGAAAACGAAAAGTCTAGAGTTTTTGTTAAAGTAACAAAGACTAAAGTACTAGCTTCGTTTGGTCAAATTATAGAAGTTTTATTTTCACAAGGTAAATTTCCATTAGGCGTAATGCCTACTTCTGTACCAGAAGATATTGCAGAAAGAGCACATTTAAATCCACAACCACAACAGCCTCAACAACCTCAAGAACCAATGAGTCCTTATGGTTTTAATGGTGATGGTAAAAATATAGAACCAGGTGCAACTGCAAATGATTTAATGAAAAATCTTGCACAAGAATATGAAAGTGTAGGTTTTGATGAAGGTCCTGCACCAGCTGGTCAACCACAAATTGAACCAGCAAGAAAAGCTGCAGAGGCAATGCAAAAATTATTGCATGATCAATTAGAAGAAAGTAGAGCTATTACAATTATGCGTCATGTATTTTTTGAAATGGCATTACTTGGTACGGGAATATTAAAAGGTCCATTTACAGATTTAAAAGAATACAATTCATTTGATTCAGCTGAAGATGATGAAGGTAATGAAATAAATATTAG